TTTACGTTGGTTGCTCAACTTGTGATTTCTCCTATTTCACGCATAGGTGCTAAATTTATAAAATAAAAACAGCCGCCGATTACTCGGTGACTGTCTTATCTTTGTTTGTTTGGCTCTGCGTGCCATCTGTATTCATTTTATTTATCAATTCCTGTGCTTTTTGCTCCTGTGCTTCTACATCATCAATGGTTTTCCACAGATTATCCAAGTATGGCTTTGACAACAGGAATGTCTTTTCCGCATCTCCCCAAAGTCCAACAGACTTAATTGCTACAAGTGGATGAATACCAGCTTGTAAAAGTTGATATAATGTCTGTGACTTTGTGTACATATTGTCTTGCGGGCTATGGTTAATCTGAACATCAAAGTCGCGCAAACTCAATCCCAAATCGTGATCCTGTATACGAATTACATTCAAAACAACTTTCGCAAGTCTTTTTTCAGCCGACTTTACAATTGGGTCTTTCAGTTTGGCTCTCGACTTTGAGAAGTCCCATCCGTTTCTAAGTTCAACGGCTCCCTGTGTATCTCCACCGGAATTATTGTTGTTCTTATTTGGTATGGCAAGAATAGACTGCGCATTATCCCACAAATCATCCTTTGCGACTTGGCACTCTGTCTGGTTCAGCTCCTGCGTCATAATGTCAACATCTGATTTATTCTTCTCATTATTGGATTTTACCGTCAGCGCATGGGAAATCTTCATTTTTTCAAAGGTTTCCGGGTCAATGTCGCAATTTACAAACTTTATCCAAAACTGAACAAACTGCTCAACGCCATCCATTCTGTTTGACTGCATTGTATTGATTGCATCCAATAGTCCGATCACAAGCTCAATATCAGAAATGCGCTCATGGTTGTTCGGAAACTCAACAATCGGGATTCCACCAAAGCCATGCAGTTTCCAATCTCGAACCTCTCCGTTTACAATCTTGCATTCATAAGAGTCCGTGTAGCAGAGTTTATACATCTGTCCATCGGCATCCTTAAGCTCTTGGATTGCTAAAAGCGGTTCTTCTGTGGATTCATTATAAATAACAAACGTATTCATTGGTGTCGGTGCGACAATTCTAAATGGTATATCTCCATTTGTAATCTGCACCGCTTTAAATGACGTTCCGGTTGCTGATTGCCACTCTCCTGCCTTAATGTCCTTTTCCTGCTTATTAGCATCGGTCAGATAATCGTTAAATTCATCAACCGCATTGTTTATACGGTCATCGTCTTTCCTACTGATAAGCTGAATTGGCTCACCGTAAGTCTGACCAACCTTGAATTGAACAATCTCATAGGCATGGTTTTCAGACACCTTATTGGTTATATCCGCATTCTGTACCTTTGTTCGGTACAATACAGGCTGATCGCCCTTGTAGTAGTTCCACAGATACCGAATGACCGTCTTGTTGAAATAAAATGCACCAATGCAATTTCCGACAACATTTACGATATTGTCTGCCGTAATCTGTTCTACGTTAGCATATGCAATTTTTCTTCCATATCTGCCTTTTACAAGGTCATGAAAATACTGTGTATTCATATAAATAAAACTCCACTACTGCAAGCGCGTTTTGGTATTGGCTTTGTTTCAATTTTGCCTGTTGCCACGCGATAAATCACAATATGATTGCATTTTTTACATTTACACGGATGATCTATCGTAGATCTCCCATCATAATGTCCGGCAATTCTTCCACAATCCGGGCAATATATAGTTACTTTTTCCATAGAAGTCTCTTTCTTGTAAATAAAAAACACCGCCATTTCTGACAGTGCCTTTTACGGGTTATATGCTTTTGGGGTTGTAGGATTTTGTTTTTTCTACTCTTTTAGTATACCATGCAAGTTTTAGGAAATGTTGTGAAAGAGTGTGAACTATTGTGTACTTTTATGCACTCTTTTCAGAATAAAGCTGTCCATAACGTCTTTCAAACTCCTGCAATGCTCTTTTCCTAAGTTTCATAATGTTCCTGTAGGAATATTTCATCTCAACGGAA